CCGGCAAGGCTCAGGCCAAGGAGGAGGACGTGACCTCAGCCGGATGCCAGGTGCAGGTGGTGTTCGAGGTCGACGCATCGCTGGCCGCACAGCTTAAGGATGCCAAGTTCCAGTTCGTGGCCAAGCCCACCGCCGAGGGCGAGCAGGACGCAGCCGACGACCAGGGCACCCAGACGGGCGACAACCAGGGCGGCACCAACAATCCACCAAGCGGTGATTTGGAGCCATAACCACCCACAGACTTAGAGGCTTAGTGAAACAGGCGGGTAAGCTCCGCTAAACATCACGTCGGGCAGCGCACCCGAAGTTCCCGTGCAAGCCGTGGGGCCTCCGACAACAGAGAGCCATCCGCAAGGGTGGTTCTCTTATTATTAACCCCAAAACAGAAGAAGAAGATGGAAGAGAAAAGAAATTGGAAGCGTCCCGAGGACATCGAGACCATCCACACAAGCGACCCAAAAGTGATGCTTGGCAAGTATCTGCCCAAGCGAGTATTGAAAACATGGATGGAGGACTTCATCGACGAAGACACCCACGAGGTTGTATCTATCGAGCGCAACGAGGTGCTGATGGAACGCGGTAAGCTGACCAACGAGAGAGTGTCGGAGGTGATGTTCTTCATTCAATCAGGAGACATCGATGGCGTGGATGTATGCGAGGAAAATGTGGCCGACATGACCGTATATGTGCCCAGCTATCTGCACAAGTTCAACGTGGAGATACAATGGGACCTCGACAAGAAGGAGCACTACATCTGCTATGCTCAAACCATCCCGCAAGCCATCAAGATAGCCACCGAGTTCGGACAGATGTATCGAGGCATCAGCGGATGGGTAGGAGTGCCCAGAGTGGTGACTGTGGATGCACAGATTGTGCCCGACAATCACCAGTGTATACCCGAGGCCGACCGCAAGCCAGCCGAGGAACGCAAGTACTACTTCAAGGTGCAAGTGCGCCACGAGTGGTTTGATGGCGATAAGCTGAAGAAGGGCGACACCAACTACATCATACATGCCGAAGAGGTAGGCGAGGCCAAGGAGCGCATCGCCCGACTTCTCGACATCATCCGCGCCGATCGTGAGAAACATGGCGACCCCATCGACCCGACCGACCGCATCACCATCCGTAAGGCCGCACCATTCGAGGTGGATTGCATCGTGCCTCGTGAGTTCAGCGAGATGTATCACGAAGAACCGACGAAATAGTCACCACCCCTGCCAGGGGACAGGTACGTGGCATACAAGTATGCCGCGAGTACCAGTCCCCAGGCAAAGATGAATAAAAGGAACTATGACCATCGACGAACTGAAAGCCATCCCGTTCTACTTCGTGTGCAGCGCGGCTTGGGAAGATGAGCACACGATAACATACGAGAGCGAGGACGGTCGACTTGGATTCTGCGAGCACACTCCGAAAAGCAAAAACGGAGGATTCCGCAAAAGCTATAGGCACTACCATATTGACGGCAAAGTATATAAATCGAAGGAGAAATTTATCGAAGCGATCGCAGACTTCAACCCCAATGTCGTTCCCATTAATCGCCGGCCGTATCAGAACACTTTGGCTCGCATACAACATGAGAAGGATACAAGACCAAAAGCAACTATCATAGATTTATCAACAAAGAAGTAAATCAGATGCAAGACATTGAACAACTGAAGAAAATAAAGCAGCGGTGCATCGACGAACTGAGCGAGGCGCTGCCATTGTTCCGGGAGCGGCTGGACGGGATAGACACCCGACTGGCCGCGTATATCGACGACGCACTCAGCGGCAACGCCAGTCACTCGAACCTCTTCGAGCTGCTGGGCATCCGCAAGGTGATGCGCCTGATGGTATCGTACAAGATGGACGGCCCCCGCGTAAAACGCACCCTGCGAGCCATCGAGGGGGTGTGGAAGGGTGGCCGGCATGTGAAGGGCGGCTTGCGATTCTCCACCCCTCGCGGTTCGCAGCACGTCAGGCTGATGCCGTACCAGGTGTGGTGCGTGTTCGGCATCTACGGCTTTACCACCGATGTGTGCATGGAGCGCACGCACACCGACTACGACCAGCTGCTGCCCACCGAATGGGTGAACGCTGACGACGGCATGGTGTGGGACACGCGCCGACTGACCGAAGAAGCGCATATCTTTCAGACCCGCAAGAGCGGCAAAACGGAGTTCAGTTCGGCCATCGATATGGTAGAGGGGTGCTTCCTCGGCCCTGCAAACGGTCAGGTGCTCATCTGCGCCCCATCGAGCGAGACATCGAAAATCGCCTACAAAGCCATCCGCGAGTTTGCCGCGCAGATCGACCCCACCTGCCTGAACCGCATGGGCGGCCGATTCTTTCGTATGACCCGAAATGGTCTGAACTGGCAGCCGGGCCACCGCATGAAAGGCGAGATAAAGTGCATGAGCGCTGGTAAGACCCCGAAGGATGGACTCTACGCCAGCGTGGTGCATGCCGACGAGCACGGGCAGAGCGCCTACATCAACGGCCACAGCGACATGCAAGCAGCGGTGGAGACCTGCTGGGGTTCGACCGGTCCGCGCCGCGAAAAGCTGCTGATGCACACCACCACCGCCGGCAATGTGAGCGACGGCCCATACAAAAGCCAGATAGAGAAGGTGGAGGAGAGCCTGCTGGAGGAGATGGACCACCCCATGAGCGAGCCGCGCCGCACCGACGACGATGTGTGGTTCGCATTCCTGCTGCGCCTGGACCCGTGGGAGGTGACCGACGACCTGGAGAAGCTGGACGACCCCGAGCTGTTCCGCAAGGTGAACCGCTCGATAGGCACCACGGTACAGCCGGATTACTACCGCAAGCGCCTGCACGAGGCGGCCAACAGCGACGACACCAAGAAGGAGGTGCTGACGAAGGACTTCAACATGTGGCAGAGCGACCGCTTTATGAAGTGGTTGCAGGGCGACCAGATACGGCAGCGGCAGATACCGCAGCGCATAGCTGACTGCTGGGCCACGCAGGGCTGGCGCGTGTTTGTGGGGCTCGACTTCGGTGGTACCGACGACCTTTGGGCCGCCACCTATCTGGCCGTGAACTACCAGACGCAGCAGCCCGAGGGCCGATTCTTTGCCGACATGGACCTATGGATTACCGAGGCGGCGCTGCACGACAGTCCCAACCGCCCGCTATTTGAGCAATGGGTGCGCATCGGATGGCTGCACGTGTGCCCCGGCGAGGTCTTTTCGCATGAGATGGCCATCAACAAAATCATGGAGCGTGCCGGATACGACGAGCACGGCAACCTGATGGTCACACCCGACAGTCAGATAGACATGCGCATGTTCGGCTACGATCCAGCCCAGAGCACCGCACCCATCAACCAGCTGAAGGCGTGGCTGCAATCGCTATTCCAGCAGCGCGGCCTGGGTGGTGCTGACATCGCGCAGACCCTCAAGCAGATGGTAGTGCCTGCTCCGCAGACGTTCGTGGCGCAAAACGGCCTGGTACAAGAAATCGAGTACATGTTGCTGACCGACCACCCCTGGCTGCACCTATCCATGAATCCCGCCTGGCCGTGGATGTTCCAGAATGTTAAGCTGGAGATCAGCCCCAACGAGCTGAAGAAACCCCTGAAGAGCGGCACCCATAACAAAATAGATGGCGTGCACGCCCTGCTCGATGCCCTCTACTGCTTCGACCTGAGCGAAGGGCTGATACAAGTGTAATACATTAAACATCTAAAGAAAAGAAATTATGTACACAAACAGTTTAATTATATTAGCGATAGGCTTTGCACTTGCATATATCGCCTTTCAGCTTATACCGCTAATCATGTTTATAGCGAATTTTGATAAAAGTTGGTGCAAGGAAATGAAGGCTGACGAATGGGCATTCCTGCCGATATTCGTGATAATGTTTCTTTGTCCCGTTTTCGGCGCAGTCATCGGTTACATGTTTATCTGCCCCGATAGCAAAGCCATTAAATGGTTATCTACTATTGCAATATATCTGGTTATCATCGGCACCATCATGCTGGTAAAATCACAAATTTAAAACCCGTAAAATTATGGAAAAAGAAGAAGTAAAAAACGGAGTAATAATCAACGGCACCATCTACCAGTTGGTTGAAGACTTTGACGACGGTTCCGAGTGCGACCGATGCGATCTGCACGATTGCTGTTCCGACGCTATCTGCGTGGCACTGTTTGCAGATTATTCCAAGCATCGACGTTTTGAGAAAAAGCGAAGTAATCCCAATATCAATTAAACCCTTAAAATTATGGAAAAAGACAAAGATTTATTGCCCGACATCGAGCAGGGCCACACCGACAAGGAGCTGGAGGCATCGTATCGCGGCTGCTTCTTCACCGCCATCGGCATCGTGGTGACGGCCATCATTGCGATGCTGGCGCTGAGCAGTTGCACCACCACCAAATACGTAGAGGTGCCCGTGGTAAAGACCGACACGCTGATAGTGACCGACCACCAGCGCGATAGCGTTTATCTGCACGACAGCATCACCATCAAGGCGCAGGGCGACACCATCTGGGTGCAAGAGTGGCACACCAAGTACAAACTGAAGGAGGTGCACGACACCACCATCGTGGCCACCCACGACACCATCGCCAAGCCATACCCGATAATCGAGTATGAGGAGAAGCCCCTGACGTGGTGGCAGCGCACCATCCAATACCTCGGATATATCGCCCTGGGCGCAATCGCCCTCGGCATCGTATTATTAATAATTAAAATCAAAAAGTTATGAGCAAGATTTTTGCATTCGTAAAGTTTTGCGCCTACATTCTGGGCGCAGTTGGTGGCTTCGGTTATGCCGTTTACGGTGGATCGTGGCCCATCGCAGCAGCCATCATCATCCTGGCGCTGATGGCATGGCCCGAGTTTGCCGCAGCCTACAAGGAGCTGACCGAGTAATCATCGGCAACCAATCAGGGGACAGTTCCCAGGCAGGCAAGCCTGCCAGCGAACCGTCCCCTTAGTAGTAAACCCGAAACACACAATCGGCCATAAAGTAACAGCGCTATTGCTGCCGACCATTTAAACTTAAACAGCAGATGTATGCAAAAACCTGTGAGTGGTTATCGCTCACCTTTGGCGGCCTGGTAGGGTGGATAGTTGGCAAGTTCGAGCCAGCCTTCCCATTGATTATCATTGCCACCATGTTTGTGCTCTACGATGCATGGAGCGCGTATGAATTGGACAAGCGTGTCCATGTGATGTACCCCCAACGACATCGCAAAAAGGCGAAATTCGTATCCTACAAGTTCCGCCAAGTTATCCCCACCCTCATTGAGCGCTTCGTCATCATCATCCTCGCATTCTGTGTTGAGCGGTGGATATTCGTGGATGTTTACGTGCCCGTGAGTTACATTGCAGCCGGTGTGGTATGCGCCGAACAGATGCTGAGCATAGCCGAAAACAAAGCCAGCTGCCGACTGCCAGGCGACAAGCATGCCCGCGTGTGGAAACTACTCGCCAAGGTGCTGATCGACAAGACCGCGAGGCATTTTGATATCGACAGTTCGATTCTCGATAACGATGTGCAAGCTATTGGCACACGCCCGAGCAAACACGAAATAGAACCCATTAACGAAGATTAACCCCCAATCCCCCCAAATATGAAAGCAAGCCAGCAACTTATTGAACACATTAAGCGCTGCGAAGGCTACAGCGACAT